TTATTAAAACTCTAATATTCCTTCCAAGTTTGAATAATAAATCTGTTTTCACTCTATTTTGTTGATAGAGTTTCATTCTATTTCTTATTCTTAGTTTATTTGCTATTGCATATTTTTTGTATTTTTCTCTTACATCTGAATTTTCTCTATACTTTTTAGAATCTTTAATTCTCTTTTTATCTTTAATTTGTTTATACTTTTCAGAAGTAACCCATCTCTCTCCATTTTTTGAAATATTACTATACCTTAAAAAGACCATTCCATCCTCTCTTTTATAGCCAGCCTTTAATTCTCCCTTTGGTTTTTTTGCTAAATGCCAAGCTATCTTTCTTGTGGATTTTTTAATATCAAATCTTTCTTGAGTTATCCACCTTTCTCCATTTGGCCTTTTCTTTTCGTATGCCCAGAATACCATTCCATCGGCACGTTTATCTCCTCTTTTGAGTTTTACAATATCTATCATTTTATCGTTAACGATAATATTTAAATAAATTACAATCAAGTTCAAAAATGAAAAGGGGAGTTAGTTTTACCTAACCCCCCTTCCAGCTAACAAGAATAATGGGATTATGCGGTCACCCTACCTTGCGGAGAAAAGCGAGCTAACTTACTGGCAAGCCCTTCAGCAATACTCATTCTTGGTTTCTGGGAATCCGATGCACTTGGCGAAGATGTGATGCGCGACGAACCTTTCAGTTGCGCGATATACTCATCTTTCTCTTTTACCATTTCATGCAATGCCTTCAGTTGAGCCTGCATCTTTTGGTATGCACGGCCTTGGTGGATCAACCGATTCATGTCTTCCACCGATGCTTGTTCGTTGCTCTGCTGAGTCGCAGCAAGCGCGATAGCCTCGTCACGCGACAAGTCAAACTTGATTCCCTTTTCCTTCATGTAGTCAGCAAGGGTATCTGGGATTGCCGTAGCGTTGTCGATCTCCTGCTGTGTGTTCTTGTAGCTTTCGCGCCACTGATTCAGATACTTATTCCTACCTTCTTGCTCCCGTTGTTTTGCTGTTTGAAGGATGTTCTGCTTGGTTTCCTCAAAGTTGACGAGGGCTGAATGGTGGTTTTGAGTTGCTTTGATGAAGCTGTTGACTTGCTCTGCGAATTGATACTGCTTGAATTGCGAAAGCGAGTTCGTGATTTCCTCGAACGCTTGGTCGCGGTCGGCTTCCGCCGCTCGACGATCCTCTTCGGATGCCGCATTGAAGATGGAGGCGTTTGCATTGACAGCACGGGAGAATGTTGAAAGAAGCGTTGGATCATTCGATAGCAACTGTCTCGCAGTATCGTAGGTATTCTTGATAGGATCGAGGTAATTCTTTTTGAAGTCAGGATTACTCGTAATGTCGTGAAAATCGAGTTTGCTTCGGAGTTCCTTGATCTGCTCTGATAGTTGTTGCTCAACCTCCAACTTCTCTTGATTGGCTTTGTTGAGTTGATCTTGGTAGTGGTTGGTTTCTGCCGTCGATTTTGACTCGGATACCAGTCGTTCAAGTTCTTGGATTTTTGTTTCAAACTTGGGGATTTCATCTTTCTTGTATTTCTCAAGTTCTTCTTTGAGCTTGCGGTTCTCTTCGATTTGCCGCTCAACGAATCCTTTTTTCTTCCCCGTCCGGTCAGACGTGATTTCAGCTTCGGTAACTCCTGTTGGTTCTTCTTGTGGTTCTTCTTCATTGTATTTAGGTATTCCAAGGTTAGGGTCGCCAACATTCGTTGCGCTTGGCTTGCCTTCGTCGGCTTGTTGTTTGCTGAACTTCTTGAGGAAGTCAGATGTGTTACCTTTAATCGGGACTTGAGGTTTAGATTTCAGTTCCGCGATTACGTCTGCTGTGTCGTTTGTGTCTGCCATAAATTAGATTTCGTCGAGGTCTGGATCAACCGCGCTATCCGCAGGCTCTTTATGCTTTGCAGTAGCTTTTGTTTTTTTGAATGCTCCTTGCTCTTCCGTTCCAATAGCATCAATAGTTTTGATTGCATGGATAAGTGTGGTTACTCCTTCTGGTGGGTTTACATTAAGTAGTAAATACGCCTGTAGTTTGTTCCAGTCTTCGTGTGAGGTTATTGCCGCGCATAGGGATTTTATTTTTTCGGTTGTCATTGTGGTGTCATTGGTGTGATATTATTCTCCATCTCAACTTCTTCGGTTCCTTCTGGAGTCTCAACCTCTTCGGTTTCAGTCTCCATTTCCTCTGGCTCCTCTTCTTCCATTTCTGGCTCTTCCATCTCTGGAGACTGCTTGCCTTTCATTGTTGCTTGCTTGGCTTTCTCCTTCTGAATCTCAGCACGAGCCTTAGCCTTCTGAAGCGCAAGTTGAGTGATACCCTGTTCCTTGCGTTGTTCTGTGCGTTGAGCGTGACTGATAGAAGCCTTTCCAATTGAGATGTCGGCGAGTTTCTTCTTGGTGTCGATTTCGATGCCAGACTTAGCGGCGAGGTATTGAAGTTTGATGTCTTCCTCGGAGTTTGGTTGACCAGATTTCTGAGCTTCGGCTTCTGCCATCTGGACGTAAACTTGCTGAAGTTCGTCGGCCATCTTCTGAGCCTCGTTCATTCCCTGCATGAATTGTTTCAAGAAGTCCTGCTTGGATTGGTCTTTGCTGATATACTCAACGTGCGCCATGATGTGACCACCCTTGAATTTGATTGCACGAACCGCTTTCGAGATTTCAGCAAACTCTGGTTGGCCTTGCTGCACAGACTGCATATTCATCTGCAACTGCATGACCAAATCTTGGAAGTGACCTTGCGCGTGTTCGATGTGCGGATCAGTTGGTAGCACAGGGAAGTTTGCAGGATTGACGAACGCATCAGTCATACCAGCATTTTCAAATCCGATGATACGAGCGGTATCATCAATCTTGCTGACCTTAGTATTCCGGTAGCGAGCTACGTTGTCTCGTCCAGAGAGTGCCGCGATTGCATCCTTAACTGCGTTCTCTTGCCCCTCGTTGGCTGGAGTGATTGCCGTGATGTTCAGCAACTTCTCTGCCGTAATTAGCTTGAACGATGGGCTTCCCGCTCCATTGATAAGATTAGAACGGATACTGGTAATATTTTTCCATTGCGCGGCTTCCCTTGGCGTTCCAAGTTCATCCAAGATTTCATAGAACTTCTTAACATAATCATATCCATCATCGCTGGATTTGGAGTTTACAAATCGTTTGTAGAGTTGCTTGAAGTAAAGCGTTTGACACTCATTGAATCGACGGATTTGAGTTCCAGACAATTTGGCTGATTCAGCGGCATCAAGTTCCGCTTCGCCTTTGGTGCGTTGCTTTCCTCCAGCGGTAGGAGCATTAATTCGATACTGCCCCATGCCGCGATACATATCTCCCATGAAGAATTGCATGAAGCTCATACTCTCTGCTACTGGAAGTTGGAAGCGGTTCTGAATGAACTTAGCACCATCTGGCATCACGCTAATTGGTAGCCATTCCATCTGCTTCAGCATCTTGGTTGCATCTGGGCCTTGTCCCTCAATCATCAGCATGGAGTTGAGTCGCACCGCATCTACCAGCGAGTTCATTGTGAAGTCATACTGACGGCAGGCGACGAACGCCGATTCCGCTTGGCTCTTGATGTCTTGAAAGAGTCCGCTTCCCACCGAATCGGTGAGCATATACATGATCTCATCCCATGAGTTGAATAGTCCTACCTTGAGCATCATAAACCCGTGCTGGGTTCTGATGTCATCTTCACTGATCTTGCCTGCTCCTTTGATGTTGGAGTTGATGTAGTCGGAGATTGGCTGGTAGTCTTGGAGGATAATCGCCTTGCTGATCTTTCCGTCGAACTCCCTCCAGTATACTTCGTAGAGGTCAATCTTTTGGTTTACAGACAATGACCAGTTGAATCCTGCCTCGCTGATCGTGCGGAAGAAGTCTTCGCGGGTCTTGCGGTGATTGCTGAATGCGCGGTGGAATCGGATCGCATCAATTGCTGCGTCCACATTCCAGCCCATTGCTTCTGCCGCTGCACGATTCTCAATCTTCTTGTAGAGTTCGTATGGTGTCAAACGGACACGGCGAACAAACTCCTCAAGGTTGCAGAAGTCGATCCTAATGTCGTCTGGAAAGAGAAGGTCGGAGAGAAAGACGTGTTCTGGCATCCATCCCATAGGTGAATCCCACATTCCGATTCCTTTTCCATACAGCAACATTTCCTCAAGGTCTTGCTCTGTGTTGTAGAGGTATCCGGGCCATTCGCGGATTGCTTGGTCAAATGCGATGGAAATGTTTTCGGAGTTAACGAGCCGTTCTTTTTCGTTTCCATACTTTGTCTTGATCGTGCAGCAAGCCTGCCGTTCCGTAATGACATCGTAGTAACTGGACTTCTGGTTATCAACGATAAATGCAAGTTGTCCGTAGTTCACATCAGACTGCCAAGGAAGACGTTTTTCTGCGAGCTTGCTATAACCAGTTGGAGGAAAAGATTTATACGCTTTAAAAATTCGTAAACGCTTGTTCTCTCGACCTATATTAGCAAGACGAAGATGATTTGCGATGTTCCAGGCGTGCGAGGCGTTAGAAATTCGTGTTTCGGGTGGCTTGCCGTCTTGATCTAAAACTGCAAGGGAAAAGTTGTCGGAGCCGATTGAGAGCATAGAATTTTACTTTTATCTTTTACGCTAATGAATTCAAGGCATTTCTTCGTTTGTTACACGAACTACATCCGCGAGCTTTATGCTCAAGTTTAGTTCCTAAAACTTTGTCAGTAGTCTTGGCTACTGTGTGAATAACCTGTGCAATCTTATCTCCAAGTCCATCGCTATACCAACAACGTTCACTTGGTTGACGCTGGCAGATTTGATCTTCGACCATCTGCTCAATGTTAGCAGGAAGTTCAACCCCGTTGGAGCGATAGTCTTTCTGGATGTTCTGCATCAACCCGCTCCATGTGCTTCCGTAAACAATCGCTGGAAACGTGAGTTTATCGCGCTTGATCTCATAACGCCAATACCAACCGCCGACTGGTGCGAGGTTTTTGTTTTTCAGTTTCATCTTGCCTTTCGTCGGAAAATATATTTTCTTATTGATATGTCAAGAGTTTTTTCTTCAAACAAAGGTATTCGTCGTTACGGAATTCAATTCCCAGAAAACATGGATGATCTTGGTATTGAGTTATACTGCTACGCTATAAGCCGAGGCGAGTATGGAAAAGACTATTGCACCAAACAAAATATAAATCTGTCAGATTTTAAATTACTCTCACCACACGAACACTTCATTAATGCCGTCAAACTCCAATGGCCGACTGAAGTTTCTATCGTTAATCGTGGTTACACCAATACCCAGTTGTTAAGGACGCTTGAAGAACTTTGTAATAATCAAGACATTTGTTTGGCCGGAGCTGCCTCGATGGGTAAATCCTTTCCAGTTGGATTATGGGTCTATCTTGATTGGTGCGCTGCACCGCATTGCACTTCATCTTGGGTGGCTACTACTACATTGGGCGCGTCCGAGGATCGTATTTGGGGTATCATCTCCAAGTTATGGAAGTCTGCTCGCGTTCAGTTTGGCAAGCTCATCGACTATCGCCACATGATTGTTTGGGGTGGCGCGTCTAACGATGAGGATAAAGATTATCGTAATGCGATAAAAGCTCTCGCGTTCCAATCTGGTAATGAGGGTCAGAAGGCTATTGATACCACCCGTGGTCGTAAGAATGATCGTATTAGATTGGCACTTGATGAGTTGCCAGAAATGGAGTTGGGCGCGATTACTGCCAAGGTCAACTTATCCGCTAACAACGATGTGACATTTATCGGTATCGGAAACCCATCTGCTGGTGACAATCCTCACACTCGTTGGGCAATGCCTAAAGGTGCTTCTAACTTTGATGCAGTGAATCCAGATATGGATAAGTGGGAGACTGAGACTGGCGTTTGCTTGTTCTACAATGGTATGCGTAGCCCTAACTTCGCTGCGCCTGCCAATGAACCTTCTCCATTCCCTTTCTTGATGGATCGCAAGAAACAAGAGATCATGCTCAAGCAGTGTTACGGAGATGAGAATGCTATCGACTATGTTCGTAACGCGATTGGTTGGTGGCCGAAGTCGGGATTTGCTCAGACTATTCTTACTGCCGACTTGATCCGTAATGCTGATACGAACGAAGAGCCACTTTGGGATTCAGAAGGATTTACCAAGGTTGCTGGATTCGATACTGCGTTTACAGTTGGCGGTGACCGATGCGTTCTGACTATCGCTAAGTTAGGATATGTGCGCGGGACTCGTAATCGTGTGATGTGGTTGGAAGATCAGAAGATTATCCAGTTATCCGCTAACGCCGCTGCCGAGTTTGAAATTCAGTTGGCTACTGAAGTTGTTGGGTTCTGTAGAACTGCTGGAGTTCAACCATCCAAGTTTGGTATGGACGTGTCCGGTGATGGTGGTCGAGTTGGACAAGCTATCATTCGTGAGTGGCTACGCTTTGACGCTGGCGGCGCGGCAATCGCTCTTATCTCATCTATGGGTAAACCTACCGATCGAATCGCAGCAGAGGTAGATAAACGCCCGTGTAAGGATGTTTATGATAGGCTTGTATCTGAGTATTGGTATTCGGCCTATCATGGATTCAAGAGTCGAGTTCTATTCGGCGTTGCACCATCATCTGATTTGTCGAGGGAACTTTGCCTGCGCCGATACACCATTAAGTCCAAGAAGATTTCCGTAGAAACCAAAGATGACTTCAAGGGTAGGACTGGGTTCTCACCCGACTTGGCAGATAGTTATCTTTACTGCCTCGAAATGGCGCGGCGTAATGGACTCGTTTTTATCGGAAACGATAAACCAGTTCCAACTAACCGATTTTGGGCGCGAGATGAAAAGCCAGTTGAATCATTCTCTGATGACGACGCTTACTCATCAGATGATAATGGAGATTGGTAAATATACTAAGTTTATACTAATTTAGCTAAAATCAGTATAACTCAATCCAATATTCCTTCAAGTTCCAAAGTATTTGCTACTTCTTCTGGAACTACAATACGGATCATTTTCTCTCCGTCAAGATAACCAAGTTGCTCGTTAAGTCGGATGTCTTTCTTCTTCACCCAGCATTGATTGAACTTCTGACGAAATAGAATCTTCTCCGGTGTATTGGTTACCTCAGTTCCCTCGCAGATGATGCGGGATTCAAACGTGTTTGTATTCATAAATTAGATAATTGTTCTCTCTGGCCCAAGCTCGATTTGTTTCTATTTTAATGTGACAAGGGCGGCATACCGCCATGAAAGTGGATGATACTGATAGGTTCTTTCCTCTTTTGCTTTTGTGATGTATGTCCGTGGCTTGCCCGCCGCATACCTCACACTTGCCTTGGACTTTTTCGAGGTATTGTTTTCTGACTTCACTATATTCTTTGTTCTTGATCCTACGAGAATCTGATACTGCCTTTAACTTGCCACCTCGTTTTTTGAACCCCGTTTTGGCTTTAAGTGGCGTTTTTCTTCGTAGCATCGAAAGTATTCAGTTAGCTCTTTTAAGCCTTTAGCAGCGTCAATCGGATTGTCGTATTCTAATTTGACGGGGAAAGGTTTTCCTCGTTCGTGCATGGGGGTTGGTCTTCCTGCTGCGTATGGACTGACTTTGAGAACGTATAAGCCCTCTTCGGCTTCGATGAAGACGTGCATAATTCGATGACCTTATCTACTTGTTCTTTTTTTAAAATGCTTTTGGAGTTTACTTCGATCTGGTTGATGAGTGATCCAGTAACGCCGATCTTGTCACCAAGTTCACGGACAGTCAATTTCAATGCTCGCCGTGTCTCGCGGAGTTGGTTAGCGAAAGTCTTGCGTCCAAGAGAACGAACTGTGCGTGATTGCTCGTAGGCACTCATGCAAGTTTCATAAGCAGTTTCTAATGGATGTTTCATTTCAGAGAAAAAATAAACCAGAACTATTGACAAGTCAATACTTTTTTGTTACTATGGTTGCTTATGGATAACACTAACAAAATCAAAGACAACGCAGAAAAATTACTTGCTGGAGTAAGGCAAACTGTCATGGTTACGAATATGTCTTTAGCCGCCGCGCTGGAGACCCCGTTCATGGCTACCTACGAAAATGATGACGGCATTCTCGTCATGGCACTGAGAGCTAACAACACAGCTATTCTTGCGGCAACTGGCAATAACAGTAATACTGTCATCAAGGCAGATATTATCATAACAAACGAAGGTATCGGTGAACGCCGCTCCATCTTCCAGTGCGAGACAGAAGAAGATGCCAGTCAAATCTGGGACTTACTCAACGACAAAATGTATGAGTGGTCGAAGGGTGAAGTTGAGCAGGTTGAAATGGACTGGTTATCGTAACCGATAAAAAAGATGCTTGACATCGAACACAACCTATAGTAGTTTTCTCTTGTGCGAGAAATTGCACATCCGGGGTGAAGGCCGGATTCAAGATAGAAATTAAATTAACAAACAAACTATATGATCCCTTGTGGTGGTAATCCACCTTCATGCGTCAGTTGCCGCTTTCTATCGCCACTACAAGGGGTCGCCTTTTTCTAAAATGAAAAAATATGACGATTGTCCAATACGGGCAAAAAACGGGATAATGATTAAACGCAAAATATATCGCATTGATGGATTAACTCCGCTGCAACGAGAATTATTAGCATACATTGAAAATTGGGATCGCGGATGTGTAAATGATAAAGACTATTTGGCCTTTTCTTTTGGTGTATCAAAAAAAAGTATAAACTCCGCATTAGATTGCTTGGCAGCAAGAGATCTTATTTATGCTCAAAAAAATCGTGATGAAGTAAAAATATTCTGCAACATCAATTATATTAATGATGTTTATGGGGAGGGCATCGAATTATGAGCGAGAAGAACGAACGGGTTTTTCGCGGAGTTTGGGTTCCCGTAGAAATATGGGAATCTCAATCATTGTCATGGATGGAGAAATGCTTGTGGGCAGAAATCAGTTCTCTTGGGACTGAAGAGAAACCATGCTTTGCAAGTAATGGTTATCTTGCAAGAATGTTTCACAGCACAGAATCAAGCATCTCAAACATGATTTCAAAATTGAGGTCATTGAAGATGATTAAACAGATTTCTTACGATGGCAGAAGTAGGAAAATTCTTGCTGTCTTGCCAAGCGGGACTTCATCTACAAGTGAAGTCAGAGTTCACCCACAGGTGAAGTCTGACTCAACCCACAGGTGCAATCAGAGTCAACCTGCTGGTGAACTCAGACTCAACCCACAGGTGAACATAGATACTAAGGGAGATAATAAAAGAGATACTACAGGAGAATTAACTCTTAATCTCTTAACTTTTCAGCAACGAGCAAACCGACTTCTCGGAAGACGCGATACTACAAACTGGACACCAAAAGAAATTAAGGCAGCTAAACCAAACCTCGATACCTGTGAAGAAGACTGGAAGTTACTCGAAAACTTCTATTCCAAACGAAACGAAAAAGACGTTTACACTCGCCGCTCAATGGAAACCCTCCTTAACAACTGGGCTGGAGAGATAGACAAAGCTCGCGCCCACAAAGAAAGTGAGAGTCAAATGGGTTTCTTTAACAACAATTCATTCTAATGAAAAAAGTCCCAATAGCACGAAAGAGTGAAGTGGCAGCGTTGTCACTCATCGCAATCGACAGAAACATCCTTTCCCAACAAACATGGGATAGCGATTATTTCGCCATACCAGCCAACAGAATCGTTTTTAATGCGCTCCAAGGGGTTCACCAGCGGACAGGTTCTTGCTGCCCGTTTTCTGCCATAGCAGAGCTTGAGGCAACTGGTCAGTTGGAAGCAGCGGGTGGCGAGGATGCGATTCACGAAATGTTCGCTACGATGAAGGTAGCTTCTGGAAAGGTTTGCCAAGATATGGCAGATGACTACCGGAAGCATCTTCACCGCACGAAGGCATACCGCGATGTTCTGATCCTCATGGAGAAGGAAGAGCCAAACCTACGGACAGGCAAAGCAAATCTGAAGGAATTATCGGAAACGATAATGAAGTGTGCCGAGGATCGCACATCAAAAGTGAAACCAGTCAAAGACCTCATCATCGAAATCATTGATGAGATGGAAGGAAAAGCAGTAAAAGATTTTTACCCTACTGGACTCCTCAAAGTAGATCGTGCGCTCAAAGGTGGAATGCACAAAGGCGAGATGATGACAGTAGCATCAGAGACAGGTGGAGGAAAATCAATCTATCTTGTGCAAGCGGCACTCGCAAATCTACTGGAAGGAAAGTCAGTTCTGTTCTTCAGCCTCGAAATGAAAGCGAAGGACATCCTAACTCGCATGGCTTGCAACATCGCTGGTTATCCGATTAGAGAACCGGAGGATTACAAGACCGCAAACAAAGACGAACTCGCCAAAATCAGTGGCGCATTGTTAAAATTACACCAGTTACCCCTTGAAATCGTGGATGGAATAGCCGAAATTGACGAGATAGAGTGCCATATAAATCGGTATACGGGGGAAAATCGGGCAGATATTATCGTGGTAGATTACCTCCAAATCATCGCATTTGATGGTGCAGAAGGCAGAGAAAGCCAGATTTCTGAGATAGCAAGACGCTTAAAGGTAGCTGCGCTCAAGAATAACTCGATTATGCTGACTGCTTCCCAGCTTAACGACGAAGGAAGACTACGCGAATCACGGGCAATAGGGATGCACTCTGACCAAGTTGTGTATATCGAACACAAGGGAGACAAGAGCAGGTTGACAATCAAGAAGAACCGCCGTGGTCAGAGGAACTATTCTACGGAAATCATCATGCGCGGTGACATCTCAAGACTTGAGGAGGTTTACTAATGACAATCGACCAAGCATACGGAAAAGCGTTGAAGTATCTGGAGGCGGCAAACGCAATCTGGGAAGCTCAAGATAAAGAAAGGTATTGCATAGCAGAGAACTACCACAACGAAGGACTCAAGATAATGAACCAATATTTTTCTGAAACAAAAGTATTGACAGAACCACAAGATGTAGATAGTATGCTGCCATGAGTGACACACCAGAGACGGACAAACTTATATCGGATTGGTATTGCAACTTAACAGGCTTGCCTAATTTTGTAGACATTGCTCGCAAACTTGAACGCGAGCGAGGCGAAGCAAATACTAAACTGCAAGAAGTTAGTAGTAAATTAGCAGAGGCTTTGCGCGAACGCGACGAGGCACGAGAGCATTGGGGAAATGAATCCATGAATGCCGCCCAATTTTTTGGCGAAAAAACCAAGGCAATAGCCGAGCGAGACGAGGCGAGGGAGCAACTACGCATTGCGGTTGGGTTACTTTCAACGAACCCGCAGTTTGCAAACAAGCATCCAGAAGATGTATTGGCTTTTGTAAAGGAGGGCGCGAAATGAGATTTGGATATAATAAACAAACGGATCAACGGGATCAAGGCCGAGCGCAAGATTTACGAACTCAAACCGACTACTACCATCTGCACAGTGACCAACACCTTTTTAACGCTTTGCGGTTCGCTCAAGGATGCTCCGGTTCTGAAGCTCGCGTCCGTGCCGATATGATACGCGAAGAAATTCAGCGTCGCATTAAGGAGGGCGCGAAATGAGTGATACACCAGAGACGGATGCGGAATGGGAAGAGTTATGTTCCAATTTCAGTCGGTATCGCATCGCGGAGAAAATGAAGACATATTGCCAAGAGAAGGAACGCGAGCGCGATGAGGCGAGAAGGGAGCGCGATGCGTGGGAGAAAGTTGCTATTCTCAACGCAGAAAAACTTGGATGCTTGCTGTTTGGCAAAGTGGAGGTCGCGGAATGATAAACTCAAGAGCTAAAGGAGCAAGAGCAGAACGTCAGTGGCGAGATGAACTACGCGCCCAAGGATTCACTGCTAAACGTGGACAGCAATTCGCGGGCGGTCAAGACTCACCAGATGTGATCTGCGAAGAACTGAAAGGTAAACTCCACTTTGAGGTGAAGCACGTTCAGAACTTGAATTTAGATAAGGCTTGCGAGCAGGCCGAGCGGGATGCTAAAGGCATTGCGTGGGCAGTGGCTCATAAAAAGAATAATAAGAACTGGAAGGTAACAATTCCTGCCGACACGTTCTTCAAACTACTTAGGGATGGGATGGAATCATTATGAAAAAACCAACAACAAAAGCAGGTAAGGCCGCGAAAGTGGCTAAAGTCATGGGCGAATACAAGCGTGGAACTCTCCATGCTGGCGTGAACCCTAAAGGCCCAAAGAAAGCACCACTTGCTAAGAGCCGCAAACAGGCAGTAGCGATTGCACTTTCACAAGCTGGAATGTCCAAAAAGAAAAAATGAAAACTGGACTCTACGCTAACATCAACGCTAAACGCAAACGCATCGCCGCTGGTAGTGGTGAGAAGATGCGGAAGGTTGGAAGCAAAGGCGCACCAACTGCGAAGGCATTCAAACAATCAGCTAAAACTGCAAAGAAAAAATGAAAAAAGAAAATGGTAAAAAATGTTGTGGCATGAAAAAGGGTTGCAACAAGAAGATGCACGAAAAGATAGAATCAAAAGCCATGAAGAAAATGGAGCGCAAACGTGGTGGAAAATCCTAAATTCTCAGTTGGGGATAACGTGTCCAAAGTTGGAGGTGACTATAGATTTGATGGTGTAGTTAGGTCTGTATTCACTAAAGACTCTGGAGTTATCCGGTTAGTAGTTGAAGATGATCGTGGAATTCTACACATTTATTCAGAAAAAAACTTAGAGAAAAAATCATAATGGAAAAGCGATTTACAAAAGTAGTTAAGAATCCAAAGACTGGCAGGACTAAGACTGTGAAGTATGGTCAGAAAGGTGCTACGATTAGTCCGGGGACTCCGAAGGGGTCAAGTTATTGTGCGCGAAGTTACGGGATTAAAAAACGTTTATCAAAAGAACAGCAGAACAATCCCAATACAGCAAACAACTTAAGTAGGAAAAAATGGAAATGCGTCGGGAAGGTTAGTAAGAAATAAATGAAAATCAACGGGAAAAGCACAGAACGCAATGTTGATCTGAATGATGGTCGAGTAGGATGGAAGTATCCACTCAACTCCAAACAGATCAGCAAAGCCTGTGAAGACTTCTTCAAGAAGCGCGGAATGAAACGATACACGATTACTGGTCAGGAAAAGAAATGAATTGCCCGAATTGCAGTAAGGAAACAATAGTCAAAGACAGTAGGAAGAAAGACAACTCAGTAATACGAAGAAGACTCTGCGATTGTGGAGAGAAGTTCACTACCAAAGAAGTAATCGTTGAACTCAAACGAGGAAATTACGAAAGAAAACCTATTCAACCAATAGCAATGAGCCAATCTGCTAATGGTAACTGGACAATAACAATAGATGATAACACGCCCGAATGGGCAAGAAAGATGCTGCTTAACCTATGAGTATCCCGCAATTCCTTTTTATCTATGCCAAAGAAGGTAAGGTAAGATGCTTAACGCCAGATGAAGCGCACAGAGAAACCTTAACAGGTAAAGGATGGACGCACACAGCAACCATTAACCCCGCAAGATGGATTGAAGCTATGGCAAATGGCGATCAAGACCCATCAGATATGTTAGATGAAATTCAATTTAAAAAACCATGAGTATCGTAAACGATAAATTCCGCTTCCATATCCTCGGCTTGCCTCACACAGTAAGTTCCAAGGAGTTTAATGCCTGTGCCTATACCCAAAAAGTGGTGAAGTTCGGGAAGATGATGACCCAGCGCGGCCATGAAGTAATCCACTACGGACACGAAGATTCAGACCTGATCTGCACAGAACACGTCCCTGTTCTAACAAACGATGACTTCAACAAAAGCTACGGATCACATGACTGGAGGAAGACATTCTTCAAGTTCAATACGAATGACCACGCCTATCAAACCTTCTACCGAAATGCGATTAAGGCAATCGGGCAGCGTAAGAAGAAAAACGACTTCATTCTCCCATTCTGGGGAAGCGGAGTAAGACCAATCTGTGACGCGCATCCTGACCTAATCACAGTTGAGCCGGGCATTGGGTATGCTGGTGGACATTGGGCGCGGTGGAAAGTATTTGAATCCTACGCAATCTACCATGCGTTCTGTGGAATGCAGGCAGTAGGTAATTGCCAGCAAGATAACTATGCCGTGGTAATCCCCAACTACTTTGATAAAGAAGACTTCGACTTCTGTGACCAGAAAGAAGATTACTTTCTATATCTGGGTAGGGTATACTCTGGAAAAGGTGTAGATATTGCCATTGAAGCTACCTACCGAGCGGGAGTTAAACTGGTCATAGCAGGCCAAAAAGAGGAAGGTTACAAGTTACCAGACCATGTTCACTATGTAGGATACGCCGATGTTTCTACCAGAAAGAGGCTCATGTCGAGGGCCAAAGCATCCTTCCTACCAAGTCAGTATGTAGAACCATTCGGTGGAGTCCAAATAGAAAACCTACTCTCTGGCACTCCAACAATTACATCTGATTGGGGTAGTTTCACTGAAAACAACCTACATGGAATAACAGGATTCCGATGCCGCACGATGGGAGATTACGTAGATGCTATCAAGAATATCGACCGGATCTGCCCATACGACTGCCACCGATTCGGAAAGAACTTCACCTTGGAGCGAGTAGCACCCATGTATGAGAAATACTTCTCAGATGTCATGGATGTCTATACCGGAGACGGGTGGTATTCCAAAGGAAACGACATCGAAGCCATGAACAGATACTATCCATGAACTGGGACGAATACGCAATGAGCATAGCCGAGGTAGTGGCTAAGAAGAGTAAAGACCCGTGGCATAAAGTCGGCGCGGTGATACTCAGAGAAGACAACTCCATAGCCTCAGTAGGGTATAACGGATTCCCACAAGGTGTAGAAGAAGACTGGTCATCAAGAGAAGAGAGATCAAAGTTCGTCATTCACGCAGAGCAGAATGCTTTGAGGTATACAAACCCCGGAGAAGGAAAGACACTGGTATCCACCCTCCTGCCATGTAGAGACTGCCTAAAGACCATAGCCGCCTATAAGATAAAGAGAGTCCTCTACAAAGAAATCTACAAATCCGACCCAATAGCCATAGAGATAGCAGAAAAAATGGGAGTCACAGTAGTCCAATTTAAGAAAGAACCACTAACCTCCTACTGGGATCATAGCGGAAAACCATCTGTATTCGTAGTAAGGAAAGCACAGACGGAAATCTATCGCGGAACCTACCCAAACGGGGCAAAACTACTTGTTCCATGAACGACCAGATAGCAGCAATAATCTTAGCATGGAGCATAGTAGTAGCCTGCTTCATAGTAGAAACAACAACGAGAAGGTAATTTGAGAGCAATAACGTGGCATTGTGGCGGGGGATAAACCTTGGCGGGTCAACCTCTGGTCAGTAAGTAAACCATTCCAGTAATCACATAAAACTGGGACTCTCACGATAATATGAATACAAAAATCGGCGCACTACCAACCCATCGCTACATCTGGATAGATAGCGAATATACCCACGAAAAACCAATCGGGCCAGTAGAAGCTATGTGGGTAGGACTAACAAGCATCCCAAGTAGAGCATGGGGAATAAACGTAATCCTAAGAGAAGGCGGCGCACTCTACAGAAACCTGCCACCAAACGCAGTAAGATTCAAAGAGAACTCAATCGAAAACTGGCGCATAGAAGAAAGCCAACTCTGGGACTGCTACTCATACAACTTCTCAATACTACAGAACCCAATCCTATCAGGACTCCCCATAACCGCGAAGATCGGCCCAAATACCTACAAAGGTAAATACCTATTCTCCACCACCCACCTAAACGACGGCTGGTCAGATAGCCCAGAACAAGACAAAGAATTCATCTTCGCCCAACTAAACAACGGAAGACTAACCATCCAACCAACAAATAGAATAACCTTCCAAGATAACTCCTACACCCTCCCCACCCTCCCAAAACTCAAACTCCAAGATACCATCTACTCCTGCGAACAATGAACAGCATCCTCGAAACAGCAATTGAAGTAACAACAGGCGACCGTCGCCGCGACTACGATAAAGCCACACCAAACCATAAAAGAATAGCAGATGGATGGAACTGGTATATAGCATCCCGCAAAGACCCAAATGCCCCACTCTCAGCCTTGGACGTAGCACACATGATGATTATTCTAAAATTAGCAAGAGCGTGCTACACCCCAACACGGGATACCTATGTAGATATAGCAGGATACGCTAAGTGTGCTTCTCAAATATCAAAATTTGAAGATGAGTAATTATCGGTAACGATAATATAGGTCAACGTAACTGCATGGGAGCGAAGTATAGATATACGCATTACTAAAAATAGCAGTTTTTCTAAGGAGAGGGGTTTTCCGCATTGGGAGTTACGCGCACGGGGTGCATGGGGTAGAGGGGTGATGGCATCGCCGCTCCATAAGAAAAGAGATTCCTTGGAGTCCCGCGGCCCGCCTATGCTCACAGCGCCCCTGCTTAGTACAGTCTCACAGCGTGGCAGCGTGCAGCGTGGTGCATAGTATATATGATGAGTGATGACAAGCCGAGCCGATTGCCAATGATGTCTGGCTTATTGAGACTCAAAAAGCGTCGGGACTTATTACTGATATTATCAGAATATATTATTCTCAATAAGAAGATGAAATAATGCAAGCAAGTTGCAATAATCTTTGCGCGAGGTTGGCGTAGGATTGCGTTGATTGAATAGAGCGGGGCTATGCTATGGGGTGAAAATGGGTGCAATCGCACTTTCGAGCGATGACCAGAAAACCGATTCCATCATGGCGAGAATTACAAAGCCATACGCAATATGGCAAATATCGCTGTTTGGCGATATAACGATTTGGCGATATAATATCCAATGAACATATCTTCATATCATGATATGTTGATCTGACTCTATCGCTGTATGGCTATATAGCAGTGGCACGCGATTTGCTTATACCTTTTTTTATTTTGTCAAAAAAAATCTGTTGACATATTCGCACAATGTAGTATCTTGTTTCCCGTGCTGACTGCGGAAGCCCTTAGAATAAGGCTCTGCGGACTGAATCACAAATTGATCTTTGACTAAAAAAACTTTTCGCTCCTGTCTTTTGATAGTGTGCGAATCAATCCAATGAATAAGCAAACCTATGCGTTAAGGATCAAACTTGCTTCTATGACGGACGCAAAAAAAATCCATGCGCTCAGACTAAAAATCCAACAACTCGAACAAAAGAAAAAATGAATATCACAAATACTACAGACTTGAAAAACGCGATTCGTTCGGGAGCTTATAGCTTCCCCGGTTGCTATCCCTTATTCTTTATCACTTCAGACGGGGCCGCGCTTTCTTTTGATAGCGTGAAGGAGAATTTTCGCTCCGTCCTTTGGTCTATTAAAAACGAAGTCAATGACGGCTGGCGGGTTGTCGGCTGTGACGCGAACTGGGAAGACGGCGAGCTTACTTGCGATCATTCTGGCAAACGCATCGAATCTGCATACGCTGGCTGAGATTTCCCCCTATAACCTAAACCTAAACCTAAAACACAATAGAATACACTAACAACATGAAAACAACATTATCCACTTCAGAAGCGGCAGACATCCTATTTAACGACAAAAATGCAAACTGGTCTTATGCTGGTGCGCGTGCCTTGGTTGAATACTTGGAAGAATATGAGGAGAGCACCGGAGAGGAATTAGAATTTGATTATGTCGCCATCCGCTGCGACTTCTCTGAGCATGATTCCCTTGTAGAATGGGCGAATGACTACTTCGCGCATGATAATTGGCGGGATAATGTGAAATGCGATTATGAGGCTGATGAGAGTGAGCTTGATGAGAAAATACGCGAATATATTCAAGACCACGGGCAGCTAATCGAATTTGAAGGCGGGATTATCGTCTCCTCGTTTTAATCCAAAATGCGGCAAGTTCGACCCTTCGCCGCTTTTCTCTTATATAATATCATGAAAAAACTATCTAAAGAATATTATTTTGAATTGGCGCAATTTTGCATGGATTATCACAGTGGCCAGTGGTCAAGAGGCTATCGTCTCATTTCCCGCCTTCGTCCCTCTAATTTCTCCTCCTCACTATCTGAGGAGCTAAGAGAATCGGAGGCTTACCAATGGCTTGTAGAAAATTACTCTGAAAAAATCTAATCTAATGAATAAACTATCCTCTTCTTTCCAATACAACCGCGCAAAATCCCGCTTTTTCGGTCTTTTGCTTACACTCTCCACAATTGGCGCAATCCTGATATTCGTCTTGTTGTAGCCTCTTACGCATTGCGGGTTTCGTCCGATCCGATCCCGCTTTGCCCTATTTGCCCCGCATCCTCTCTTTTATTCTCTCTCCGCTACTATGCCATTCCTCTTTTCTTTCGCGCATTCTTGCGGCTTTGATCGTTTCCGATAATCCCTCCACACTGATTTTCCCTCCACAACGCCAAACCATAACACAACACAACATGAAAATAAAACCCGAACATTACACTATACTAAAAAATGCAATCGCTCCACTAAAAGAGCATTTTGCAAAGCATAGAGAAGCTATAATTGTAGAAGGTAAATCCAAAGATGTCGAAATGCGCCTCCGCTGGGATGCTTTCCATGCCGCAAAATATGGCGGTATTCTTTCGGATTTGTATGCCTATGCAAACGATGAACATATTGATACGGCCCTTAAAAAAATCATGCTCGAAATAGCTTAGTTTTCCCTCCACAACACAACAAACCAAAAACCTAATAAATAATATGACTAAAAAAACCCTAATCGCATTGGCTGATGTTATCATTGCCTCCGCTCCACAAGACCGTTCCTCACAAGGGACTTTTTCACGCTCCGCAATTCTTGAACTTGCGGATTTTTGCGCGAGTCAAAATCCAAACTTTAATCGCCAACGCTGGCTTGATTATATTGATGGAAAATGCGGCAAAAATGGCGGAAAAGTAAAATAAAACACTCAACAGAATAACATTATGCAAACACTCGAAAATATATATACCTTCAACACTCGCAATTTTAGCGTATCAGTTGACGCAATGGAAGAGCCTTTTACTGACTTTTCCTTCGATGAAACCGGAGAAACGCAAAAAGCGATTGAACGCGGAGATTGGCTTTGCTTTGCGGTAAGGGCTACACTCTCCTTTCGCGGAATGGAAATTGCCAATGATTATCTTGGGCAGTGTATTTATGAAAACACACGGGATTTCCGCGACCATCTTGGAGTTAAAAGACAAAATGGCGTTGGCTCTTACTTTTCCCAAATGGTTCGCAATGTCATTTCTGAAGGCAGAAACACACTGGCACTTATCCCTAAAAACCTCAAAACAAAATGAAAATCCAAAAAGTCACCTTCCCCGCTGGTGGGATTCTTGGACGATTCGCCCTCCACAAGATAACATCCCCATACTTTTCCGGCCATTGCTCGGCGTGGTATGACGTTAATGGCAAGCTACAGGATTGCGAATGGATAAGGCGCGACGGGGTTCACAGAATGATTCCTATCGGCACGCCCATGTATCGTTATCTGGAAAGTCTCGGCTCAGTCTATAAATAACCCTCCACAAGGGGCGGAAATAGTCCAATCCTATTCTGCCTTTTGTCCACAGATTTTTGTGACATACTTTTCACTACATCATTGTTCCTTTTCGGCGGGTTCTATCTGCCCCTCCACAGCATCGGAACATTCCACAGGAACAATATCAATATCGACTGCTTTCTTTGGCCCCTCCACATGGAGACTGATCATGGCGTTAATGTTTAAACCCTTTCTGTCGTGAAGATTATTCTCGTCCAACCCCAAAGCTCTCGTTGCCATTTTCTCATATTGTGCCAATACATCGAGGCGAGCGGACTGGTCTTTAATGTTCCCCGATTTGTTCCTTATTTCAATCTGTTTTCTCTCCTCGGAAATCTGTTGCAACATGAAGTTGTAATGATTCTCCGTCTCTTGCCGCATGATGTCCTCCATGCGGGGCGCAAGTGTATTGGCTACCTCTTCACGCAGTTTGATTCGCTTTGCTATCCACTTTCCTTGCACCATCAGGTTCTTCAGATAGTTCTTCGACAACTTGGAAAACTCAGGAGTCTTGAGAATGTCACCCAACTCCGCGCCTGCCATGTATAATTGCTCTATCTTCGCAACATCCCATTTGCGCCTTCTCGTTCCGAGTGTCTCGGCGTTGTATTCTTGCTTCATGCAGTTTACTTATTCCATGCCTTTCCGCTTGTCAATAGTTTTCCCTCCACAACACAACAACATAAACCAAACATAAACCAATAACATAACATGAGTTACACAGAAAAAACAGAGTCAACTTGCCTTCCACCGGAGGTTTACATTCGCCTTTGGCAGAAAGCAGAGAAATCCGCCGAGATGCCTAAGTTTCGGTCAACTGTATATCCTAACAAAAACATCAAATCCATCCCATTCAAAAAATGAGAACATTTACCATGCACAAACAGAAACCCCTCTTCAGATTCAAAGACTCTCCACTTAGTGGGGAGTCGGTGAAGCGGGAGATGATGGAAGCCTTGGAAGCCGTTCTGGATGCTTATGGAGATGGCGACACGCTCTTGATGATGCAGTGCCGCCGCGCTTTAGATAACGCAAGGAGGACACGATGAAGTTGGTTTTATACCCAAGGTTTGCCAAAACCTATATTCATTATGATAGAGTGATATTCAAAGATGAAGAGAAAGTAGCCTCTCAACGATCAACCTCGCATTGGGGCGATGCTCCATACCCATCATTTCGGGCAATTCAAGCTGTGAATTATATCAATTCACCTGATAAAAAAATTTACCGAAAACTTTACGCTGCATTTGATAAGGAAATTGAGCCTTCAGATTTTGAGGAGCCATTTTCCTTCTACAATCAACCACTCGGAGAGATAACCGAATGCGTTGTATGCAATCCTCCATATATTTGTCCTTCCACTGGATTAGTATGGCAATATGAAGATAATAAAGAAATCAAATACTCTAAACGCCCTTGGCTTTTTCGTCGCATCCCTAAAAGAAGCGTAAATGGGAAAGGTTTTCATATCGCAGGCGATGCTCCATTTTGGGATTTAATGAGAGTAAAATCAAAAACCTCGTTCGTTTCTGGAGAAATTGCAGAAATTTATGGGATTCGAAATCACCGCGAATTTATGGATTCAGATAATTTTATATCAAAATTATCAATCGTAAAATCCGCTGCAAGAAAACTGAAAAAACTTAAACCAATTAAAGAATCAACGATTCTTTTCTTCAAAACTTTAGGTGCAATGGCGCATCTGAATAAAACCAAAACCAAATAAATAAAATGAATACCGAAATACAAAACAACCAAGTAAATGAATTCGTCAGCCTCGTTGCCCAAGGCATTGAGTGCTGGTCAAAAGCAGGAGAAATCATCGTCAACCTTTTGGACAACCAGAATATGACGATTCAAGAAATTGCAGAAGCCTCGGAGTTTCTGACTGAGGACATTGTAACCCGCTTTGAACA